TCAACAATTCTCTTTCCTGTAAGGCTTTTAGAATTGCATCAGCTTCATTTACCACCGCTTCTAGCTCACCTAGTTGTGGGGCTACCTCAGTAATTACTTCTGGTTCAACATCACGCTGTTCCAAAACTTTCTTGAGGATTGAAGATGCGGTGGTCGCATCTTTTCGAGAAAGCCCAGCATCACGCAAGGATTTTTCGATTATTCTTGGGTTTGCATTTCCTTCTGCATCAAAATATTCTAGCTTCATTACTTCTGCGGCTGGATTATTAGGATACATAACTACAGAAATTTCACGCAAACCACCTTTAGTAATTTGGAAATAACCTTCATCTGCATCAATGCCTAATTGCAATGGATTGCCAGCTTCATCAACCATACAGGCTTCATCAGCATAAGCACCAACAGAAACACCACCAAATAAGTTGGGAGATTCTTTTAATACTGAATAAATGTCTGATCCACCTACTGTGTTCATGAATAAACGACCTTTTGCAGTCATTCCACCTTCATCAAACATTACTTCATCCCATTGTCCAACTGGCATACCCATATCATTATGGTTTAGGAACATAGGCATAGGTTTGCCAGCTTGATTAAATTCATCAGCCCATTGTGCAAAACCTTCAGGTTGATAATTGAACTTTCTACCATCAGCACCTTCTCTAGCACCCCAAGTAGTAGCTCTTGCTTCTATTTTGCCGCTAGGATTTTGTGCTTCGTCTGCGGATTGTCCTAACTGGACCTTTGCTTCGCAAACTAGAATTAGATTTTTCATTTATAGCCCCATTAGAAATAGCTTGGTTATTATCTTGTATTTTAGGGGATTTTGCATCTATTATCGGAAGTTTAACATCACTTGTTTTTATTTGCAAAGATAACAAAGAATAAAGTTTGTCTAAAATTTTCATTATTTCCCTATATTTATTTTATTAGTTTGGTTTCCACCACCACCACCGGTATCTTGTGGTGAAGAACCAGCAATATTATCTTGTTGGTTTGATTTACTGCTTAATTCATCTGCCCCATCAACTTTGGGTATATTTAGATATTCTCTTGCTTCATTAGGTGTCATAATGCCACCAGATACACCAGCAGTTACAAAGTTCATTTGATCTAATGGAGCACCTTTTAAGAAATCCTTAGTATCAAAGCGAATACAAAGATTTGGGTATCCTTTTAACAAATGCTGATTTAGCTTTTGCTCAATATTAATAATCATAGGGTACATACAACCCTTATGGAATTCATCTAATAATGTTTGAGTATTATTAAACTTGCCTTCTGATATACCTAACATTTGTGGCGGTACACCAAACAAAGCACAGATTCGCTTCATGGTTTGTATCTTTAAATTGGCGGCATCTGCATCTTGCAAGGTAAGCATCTTGACTGTTTCAAATGTCATGCCTTGGTCTAATAGCATTCCTTGACCCGGTTTAGATAAATCGGTGTCCCTAGAGCCAACCATGCTTGCCCATGCTTCTTTTAATCTACCAGCAATTTCTTTGTACTTAGCATCAGGAATAACTTGATCTGTTCTAAACAAACCAGATGGTTTTGCACCATTTAGCATGACATAGTTGGCATAAATATCAATATCTTGATCTAATGCCACTAATTCGGTAGCTAAAATGCCTTTATTAAAACCAGCTACACCTTGCCATGCCGCTTCGCTAATATGCATAACTTGATGGGCTGATAATGGTTCATCTTTGTTGAATCCATAGGTAGGTGTCGATAATCTATAGCTAGGATACCTAGTTGGAGTAAGCTGAGTAGTCATTAAAGTAGCATCTAGGTTATACATCTCTAGTGGAGTAGCTACTGCATCTTGTTGATCTTTTCTCCACCAAAGGGTAAAACACTCACCAGCTAAATCTTGCCACATTGACCATTGATACCAAAATTCATATTGACTTTGAAAATTATTGGGGGATTGCAATAAAGACAATACTTGCTTGGCTTTAGTTTTATCCCTAGTGCCTACTTTGTCTGATTTAATGGCATTAACAAATACTCCTTTGTCATCCTTAGACATTATTTCAATTGGTAACTGAGCTAATGCTCTAGCTTTTACACCTACACAAGACATAACTGTACTATTTCGGCTAAGAACAGACATATCCAATGGTCTGCCAGCCGCAGTAGTGCTTGCTGTGGTTACATAAAGTAATTGCTGGGAAACTGTTTGCCTACCAGCTTGCCCTTGATAAATGACATTATTACCAAGTTGGGTCTGCCCAAATAGGGTATTTGATTCTTTTTCTAGTGGTTTTTTTCTACTGAAAATATCTAAAATACCCATGATAATCCTTTGTTTCTTTCGGTTTTTCTATATTTTATATCAGAAACTTCTAAATCCAAAGCTATTAGATACAAATGGATTATCTAAACTGCAATGTGAAGCAATAATTAATGCAATGATTCCATCAACTTTTGCAGACTTATCTGCTTCATTTTTTCGAACTTTGATATTTCCATTTACATCTTCATATACTTCAGAGTTGCCTAATTGCCATCCTATGAATGGATTTCCATCATGTTTAATCTGCTGATTGAGAATTAGCTTTTCCACATATTTAGATGGATTAGATAATACTGCCATACCCTGACCCACTTTTTTAACTGGTATTCCGGCATCATATAATCGAGCCACAAGGGATGCGGCATTGTAGGCATCGTATCCAACTTCTTTGACATTGTATTTTTCGCATTGCTGTTTAATGTAATCCGATATTTCCCTATCATCCATAACATTGCCTTCAGTTAGCTTTAAGATGCCAGAATCAATGGCAACCCTAAAGATGTCCTGATAATGCTTGGGAATTAGCTCATATCCAGCTTCAGGCAAAAAGAACTTCCAATGGGCATGGTAATCTAGCTCCCCATATCGCTTTAGGGTACAAACTGCATTTAAGTCCCTAGTTGCCGCTAAGTCAAACCCAATAAAAACTGCTTCTGGTTCTTTATCTGTAATCGGTTGGATACATTCGAGTTTATCCCAATTAGCTCTATCTATCCATGCACTATTGGCACTAACAAATATGTTAAGGGTTTTGCATAAAAATTCATTAAGTGCGGCTGGTTTTGATTTAGCTTCTTCTGCCCTTTGTTGGATGGCTTCTTCAAAAATGCTAATGCCATGCATAGGATTGGCTTTTGCCCAAGTTTTGGGATCTCGCCAATCATCTTGTGGATCAAGAGAATAAAGTAATCCAAACCACTTTGGGTTATCGGTGGCTTCCCCATTTAACATTGATTCTAGCATGGACATATCTTCATAAAACTTGGTGTCCTTGCTAAAGCTGGCAGTTGTAATATAGATTCGCAAAGGGTTTTGCCGGGCAACCATACCAGAATGCAAAACCTCAATTGAGTTCCTATCGACAATGGCAGATGCTTCATCCACGATTACACAGGATGGTGCTTTACCATCTCCTGTCTTTTTGGTGTCCCTAGACAATGCTTTAAACATTGTTTGAGAATCGCCAAACTTCCCAATCTGATATTTGCTGACAGAGAATAGGCTGGCTATATCTTTTGGTCCAGTTTCAATAAATCCTTTGGCGGCATCAAAAACAATAGAAGCCTGTTCCCGGTTGGTTGCCAAAGTAAAGACTTCTGCACCAGCTTCACCACAAGCTAGTTCATAAAGTGCAATGATGGCAGTAAGGGTTGATTTACCAGCTTTTCTTGGGATGTACAAAATGACATCTGTAACCATCCTTTTGTTGTGATCCTTCTTTGCCCTAAAGCCATAGATGGCACAAATAAAGAAAATCTGGAATGGTTCTAAAACTACATTTTCCCCAGCTTGATGCCCTTTGGTATGCTTTAGTAAGGATGCAAAACCTAAGACATGGTTTGGGTAATCTGGATCAAATTCCCATTCCCATTCTTTGTTTTCAAAAAAATTCAAGAAACGCTGGCAAGCAAGCCTAACATTTCTACAAACTTCTATTTCCCCTTTAGCTACCTGATTGGCATACTGAATGCCATCTTGGTAATTCATCTTATCCTTTTACTCCCCTTAAAAACTTAGATACTGCAGAGTTATCATTGGCATTGCCTTCTGTCTTGTTTAATCTACCTCTAGGTGTTAACCCTAATTCATTCATTAACTGTATGATCAATTTTAGTGCATTGTTCCTGATGGAGATGATAGGGTTAGGTGCAAGTGTTTTTCCATCATTTGTGGAAATTACCAGATCACTACCAGCCAATTGAATATTGCACCCCACATACAAATCTATCTGGTCTGCCAACATAGCCAATGTATGTTTGTCTTGATCTGAGCCAATCCCATAAACATCAAATAAGTACTCAGCAGTTTCAGAAACAAAGACTGTCTTGTTCCAAGATGTAGGATTGCTCATCCACTCTGCTTCAGGGATTCTTTTTTTTACCGAATCAGGCAGAGTTGTAATTTGATGCTCTGGCTTTGTGCCATTTACAAGGTGAAGTTCCACAGGAAGTTTGTTCATGACTGTAGTGTAAACGCAACACCCCCCCTTTGCCAACTTCTTTTACAGAAGATTGGGGGCGAGCTTGCT